CCCACTCACCATTGAAGATGCGCTCATACTCTAGCCAATCATCAAGGCAATTGACATCTCTCCAATCCCTCCATCTATCACAATGGTTGACAACAAAGTTAACTATCTCTTTGTCTGAGTCTGATGGTTCTTGGAATTCCATAATATTACCTTGTAGTGTCGCCAAAAGGGTCGCTGTATGCGGGGTTCGCTGGCAATTGATTGTTTGTTAATCCAATGCTTCTTTTGATTTCAACGGGAACAGCATTTTTACCAGATATAAATGCTTCTCCTAATGCGTATTGGTCGCCACCCAAAAAAGTATTAGCCAAAGCACTGCCCATTCTTTTAATTGGATTCATTTGTGCATAATCTTGAGCAGCATACTTATGAACTTCATTGTTAAAGTCGTAAGAATCGTAAATCTGATATTCGCCAGTTTGAGGGTTTATTTTGTATCTAAATCTACCTAATGTCTGCGCCCATCCAGCAGGGTCTTTATCAAATTTGTTTTGAGCCGTTCTTCCTCCATAGCCCGTGTATGCAAAAGAAAAATCACTTGGAATTTTACCTTGAGCAGCTTCACGTAACTGTTGAGCTTGCGTAAGTTGTAACTGCGCTCTGTTTTTAATGTTTTCTAAGAAATCAACTTTCTCAGGGTCTATTGTTTTTGAATACTCAAAATCTCTTTTAGAGTTATTTTCAAGAATTTTTGCTTCTTCAAGTAAATCTTTTTTAGGCCTTGTGAAATAATTTAGTTTTTCTTGGTAGTGTGATTTTATTAAATCATCTAAGGCAGTTAATTCTTTTTCAGTAAAATCAGTATTACTAATTGGTTTGTTAGTAGTGTTAGTTAATGACTTTAATAACGATTCGCCATAAGTGCGTTTACGCATATCGACTGAACTTCGATACTTGTCTGCCAACGAACTAAACAAACCATCTGCCATCCTACACTCCTGAAATAATATCTACTGGTTGCCAATCCTCGCTATCATCTTCTTCCATATACGAAGTGACAGCAAGTTGGTCAATGTAACTAAGGGAGTCAGGCAAGTCATCGTGTACCCCTTGTGCAGGAAACAGGATTAACTGGTCTACGAACTCATCCCAATCTTCTTCCGAATTTAACACAATTCTGCCATGCTCGAACCTACCTTGTAAAGCCCAGATGATTCTGTCTGCTTTTTTTCTATTCCCGTGGGTCAAATCTACGATATGGGCATAGGTGTTGTTCTTTCGCATCAGGTCGCTCAGATAGGGTAAAACAGCGTTCTTTAGCGCCCCCCTCTCTATCCCTACACTAAGGGGTCGGTAGTCCCTAATAGCTATCAGAATCTTAGAGGCGGTCTCTCGGATGTCCCAACGCCCATGTTCAATCTTCTCAACAAACCACTTTCCATCCTCTGTGACCTTCACTATCGAGATAGCAGACTCATCTAACCGCTTCTTAGAATTAGCCGCTTGTTTGGCAACTTCCTCGAATCCCGCAAGGTCAACAGCAATGTAATAGCTTCCATGTTCAGGCTTTACCCCGTATTTAATCCACTCTTCCTTGAAGATGTCCGAACCCGCATTGGTAAACGAAGCCATGTACTCTTGCTTAAAAGCAAAGGTAGATAGGGTCTTTTTAGCACTTTCTATCTCTTTTGCGTCGATTAGAGGGTTATCAGCAGTGGTGAAGTGCCAAGACTTCCAATCAGGATCATCCTCTGACTCACCCAACTTGAAGGTATCGTAAAACCAGTTCCTGCCCTTCGGAGTACCGATGAAGAGTGCTCTCCCCCGTTTATCAGACAAACTGGCTCGAATGACCTGTTCCCATGCTTCAGGCTTAATGTCGGCTACCTCATCGAGAACGGCATAGGTCAATGAGACTCCACGAAGGGTATCAGGTCTATCCGCACCACGAACGTATATCCTAGCCCCGTTTATCAGGGTAATGTCTAAGTTGTTCACATGACTGCTCTGAATCACCTCTCTGCCAAGGTCTAGCAGTAAGTCCCAGATAATCTGTCTTGATTGTCCCATAGTCGGTGAAACGTAGAGAACCGCAGAGCCTTGTGGACACTTGAGTCCTTCAATAAGAAGGGTAACTGCCGCCATACGGGACTTACCGCACCTACGCCCAGCAGCCACAACCTTGAACCTTGTTTGGTCTTTGAAGACTTCTTGTTGCCAAGGAAGTAGAGAGAAGTTCAGATCAGCCATATTTAGCCTCTACATCTTCAGGTTCAGTGTCAATAATCGTCGGTTCTTGTCCTAAACCAGTGATATTGATGGTTACAGCACTTCTCTGACTCTTATCCTTTTCAAACAAAGAAACAGGTAGAGTCCTATCAAGACACATCTTAAGTGCTACCAATTGATGGGGATGCTCATCATTAAGGGCTATCTCAATAACCTTCTGAGCCACATCCTTACCTCCAGACCTAATCATCAGCTCTTTAAGCTCCTTCAGACGTTGATGGTCTGTCTTAGGCAGTACAAGGGGTGGATTGTCAGCAAACCTCTGTATGGTCATCTTGACTGACCCTTTAGGTCTTCCTCTTCCTCTTTTCAATTGTTCCATTGGTTCTCCTTGGAATTGTCAATTTAGCTTTTTCTGAGGGTAGGGTGCACCTCAAATATTCTCTCCCCTCACCTACCCCCTCCCCCCCCTACTGTATGCCCATCCACCTAGGGTTTACCCTCATGTCTTTTTATACAGCATAGGGTTTCTACCTAGGTACTTACCCTTATAGGGTTTACCCTGCTGTCTATCCTTACAGTACTGTCAATCTATCCAGTCACCCAAATGAGAATCGTTCGCATCTAAAGGTTATGCGTTTTTTGCATAAAGTGTGAAAGAGGGTGAAGCACCTTTTTGTTGGTACTTGATCTTATTGAGAATCATTTGCATTTAGTCTTACCTTCTAGGTGTTTACCCTTTACTAGTGTTTACCCTTATAGACAATCTTCATTGGGGCTGTTAGTTGTGCTGCGATCTATATTTAAAGAATCCATTTCCATTTCAGGGCGAAACCCTTTGTTGTGGGCATACTGATACAGTGCCAACACGTTCTCAAATCCCCTGGACAAATTTCCATTTCCCGCAGCTAAAAGAATCATTCTTTGAGGGTTTGACAATGTTCTTTGAAAGTACTTTGTTGAAGGGTTTGAAGGTCTGCCCATGTTTTCTCTTTAAATAAATTAAAATAATTGTACTTTATTAGGGTTTGTCCTAATAGTTTTTTCTTTTTTCGGTGCTATTCTTACTCTACTTTCAATCGGGAAGTGATCTTAATAGGTGTCAAAATGTGGATTAAACAAAACAAGCAAGGAAGCAACATTGTGGCTTTGTATAGCAACATAGTCACACTCGAAGAAATATACGAAACGAAATGCGGCCAAAGTTTTACAAAGAACACTCACAAACTTTGTGACAAGCCTACTGATTTTTTCATTCCCAAAGATTTTGGCCCTTGGGATTTTTACGTTGGCACTGCCGACATTTGCAACAAAACCATAATTGGTAGTTATTGCTGCGACGGTGACGGCATTGTGTCCGTCAAATTGTCAACCGACGGTTTTATCCGTTTATACGATCAAGGCACTTATGTGCGTCGTCTTAAGTCTGACATTGATCAAGCCATGGTTCAGGCGACTCGCTATGTTCGCACACACTACAACGGCATTTATGAGGATGTTTTAGCATGAAAACAATCGACTCATCTTTGATCACTTGGGACATTTGGCAGGGTGACTGCGACGATGACTATATAAAAACTTACTGCGCCGACGGCGAAGGGATTATTCAAGTAGTTGTTTACCCTGATCGCATTGAATTGCTTGATGAACTTGAACTTTGCAACACATGGACTCCCGATTCTGACATTGACCTGATTTTAGAAGCGGCGCAGCATTACTTGCAGTCCGCATACTTTCACATTTTTAAAAGGCTTCAACATGAAAATCAATCTTAAAAACATCATTGAGGGTTTGACCCTTGAGCAGGCTAAAGAATGGAATGAGACAACCGAAAAGTTCATTTACATCGATGACGCAGTTTTGTCAGCTTATGACATAGGACTAAACTCTTTAAGAGAACCAACTATGAACAGGGTATTAGATGAAATTGAAGGCGCATTTGAAATGATGCTTAAAAATTCTCCAGGCTTACAAAACACTCAAAAGGCTTCAACATGAAAAACTATCAAAACATTGAAAAATCAGCATTTCGCAATGGTGAATACGTTGGTTATTGCGAAGGTAGGGTTTATCGAATTGCAAAATTAGGCGGTGGTTATTGGCGGGCAATCAATCAATCTGACAGTGCAGACCAAATATATGCTTTTGGCTTAGAAGCAATGTCCCAAAAACTGCAAGAAAAGGTGGCAGCATGAAAACAATAATTGCAGATCAAATTAAGGCTTATGTGCTTAATGCTTACTTGGAAACAGGGAAACACGTTTTCATTTCTGACTTAATGAGGGAATTCAACACTAGCGCAGTTGCCGTACGCAATGCCCTTGGGTATGATGATTTTACATTTGAGCAGGATAGCCGCTGGACAGGTTCAAATTATTCGGGCAAATATGTGCTTGCACCATGTGTTGAACCCTCAAAATCTTATCTTGTAAAAATCATCAAATCATTGCAGTTGGAGACAATATGAAAAACGGATTTTTAGACTACCTCGCAGCCATTGCAATCGGTCTTATGCTTTGCATAGGTTTAATGGCTTGGTTTGACGTTTTGGTCAAATAATTTTAACTTTACTCAATAGGTGTTAACAATGAACTCTCAAGCTCTTACTGAACTTTCTCGCTCTGTGGCTGCATCTTCTTATGGTGTCTGTCTTACAGTAGATGGTGAAGATTATCTTATTTGGACTGTCAGGGATCGCAAACTTATCACTGAACGTCTGCCCATGTTCTGCACTCACGAAGCCCGTCTAAAGGCACATCTTGTCGGCTTTTGTTCTAATGTTGGCAAATAACTGACATTTCAACGGGTAAGCTCACGGGTTGGGCTTATTCGATGCACTGTCGCATCATTCAATAGGTGTCAACATGAAAACCACAGTTTATTTTTCAGAATTCCGTGATCTATTCCAACAAATTCGCCCTGATAACTTTTCATATCAAGGTCAAAAAATTCTTTTCGATTACTTTGAAGAATACGAAGAGTCAACGGGCGAAGAAGTTGACCTGGACGTCATCGCAATTTGCTGCGATTTTAGCGAAGATTCTTTTGAGAACATTGCAGATCAATATGGCATTGAATTAGATGCTGAAATGGATGAAGATTACCAAAAACAACAAGTAATTGAGCATTTAGAAGGCGAAGGCGCTTATTTGGGCGATTCGATCAATGGCATTGTTTATCGGAATTTCTAATGATCTATGCTTGCATTGCCCTAGTTCTGCGAATACTTAGCGGAAAACGCTAAACCCTCAGACCCGCCATTGTGCGGGTTTTTTCTTGTCCAGCATGGTTGGTATGCCCAAACCCTCAAAAACGCCTAGAACGGGGTTTTATGGCCTTTGGCGGGCATTTCTTCGCACAATCTGCGGATGGTTTCATTCAGTGCGTCTATTTCATCCATCTTGTTGATAGCCCATGCCCGTTTTTGCCCATGCCATCCCATTACTGGATTGCGGTGGCAATCGACACATAGTGCAATGCAAGTGTATTGAAGCCCTTGTTTGTAATGGTGGGCTTCGCTTGGGCCTTGTGCTTCGCATACTGAACACGGGAGACCTTTAACCCTTGCAAGGTGCAGTCTCTCTTTGGCGTTCAATTTGTTGTTCATTGGGTAGCTTTTTGCTCAATACGGGCTGAATATTGTTCAGTTCTCCAGCACTCAATCCTTGCTTGTGCTGCCGTCATAAGCCAACGATACTTTTCTTCAGTTTCTACGGCTTCCCTAATACCCTCCAAAATCTGAATGTACTCATGGTGAGCATAAGCAAAGGTTTCTTGCTTTCCTAGAACTTCAGTCCCCGCCTGGCTCATGAGCTGAGCTTTGCGGCTTTTCCTGAATTCCTCTAAGTACATTCGAGTCGCTTTAGCCTTTGAGTAAAGCGGTGCGGTATCGATTAGGTATTGGATGGCTTTGGTTGGTTCGTTCATGCTTGTCCCCTTGCTCGAATGGCATCAGCGCAAGCATCAGCAACGGCCATATCTTCATCATTAAATGCTTCTCGTTGGTCAAAAGTTTCACATACCTTTGCACACGCCTCACGTTCTTGTTGAGCAACAAGTGTGGCAAAATGTATCAATATCTGTTGACAGATATCAATTTCTTCATCAGCAAACCCTGCCTGTTTTGCCATGCGGATAATGCCTTCTATGGTCATACATCCTCCATTTTGTAGTTGAGTTTGTGGTGCTGAAAACGCATTGCAGCTTCACACTCCAACTCTTTGAAAGATTCGTCACTTAGCAAACCGATACAGTTGCGACCCTCAAACCAAACCTCACGAATTGACTCGTTAAAGGTGGAATCTAGGTCTTGCTCATATTCGTAAACTACTGTCACCACTTCGCTGCCAGCACCTACTGTTGTGTCAAATTCCCATGTGTTCATAATTTCACTCCTGTTAAAAATTAAATCTTACCTAATTGCTTGCGTAATACCATAGGGATTTACCCTTAGTCTCCGCAAAAACAAGCAATGGTTTCTTCATTCTTGTCAAACATATCAATTTGGCTTTTCCCGTAATTCATCATTTGGGTGTAGTCGGGTTTGTCTTTTGAGAATCGACCCCCAATTTTCTTCTCTTGTTCTGCCCACCAAATAGCCCTTTCGGGTTCTCTTTGGATAATGCTTGCAAGTTGGTGCGCACCCTTCATAAAGCACAAATCGCAGTTTCCAAGTGGCGTTACCTTGTCCCTGAATTCAATGCCTAGGTCAAAACTATGGTTCTTCCAAAAGGCCTGGACATCTGTTTGCGTGATTCCTGCAATGGCAAGTGGCGCATGGAGGGTTTCTCTGAGCTTTACCACCCTTCTAGGTTCGTCTGCCCTGATTCCTGCCAAGGTCTGAAACTCATCAATCCCGATTGAAGCCATGTATCGAGTAATCGGGTGGATTTTTAGTTCTGTCGTACAGAATCGCATAACAGGGTTTGGCAAAAACTGCTTGCTGGCAATGATTTCAGCAAATGGTTCGCCATTCCTGCTTGCAGTTTCATAGTTAACCACCTTGAACTTAGGCTGCTCTTTAGTAAATTCGAGCCAAACAATCGGCACATTCCATTGCTTTTCTATGTCTCTCACAAAATCAAGGGTGGCTTCGTGTTCTTTTCCAGTATTGCAGAAGATAACCTTTGCTTCGGGCGGCAGGCTCATGTGGTGAGCTTCTAAAACCTTGTAAAGCATAAAAGCAGAAGTTCTACCACCTGAAAAGCTAATTACAGTTGGCTCTAAGATTTCAAACGGATTTTTCATTCCAAACACTCCTTAACGCAAATATCAACGCCTGGCAGACTCGAATAAACCTTCGTAACGTGGATGTTTATGATCTGCGAGTCGTCATGGTAGACAACTCCATTCATGCCATCTTCTACGCTTTTCAGGATATTACTTGCGTCAGGCTTCTTTGTTGGCTTCTCTGACCCGTTATCAATGGCTTCTAACCGCTTTTTTGTGCATGATTTAGGGATTGGCACTCGAATGTAAAGATAAAGGCTAACAGGGGTTTCCAATGCTTCTGAGCTGCCCATTGCCTCAATTGCCGCATCCTTGATTAAAGTCTCATAGGTTCTTGTCTTCTCAGGGGTGTAAGTTTGCACAAAGTTTCCCCTCTTGACGTATCTAGCCCTTTGTTTGCCAACAGGGTTAGCGTCTACTTTAAAAGTGACCATAAATGTCATAAAAGTGTTCCATCTTTAATTCTGTTCATATATTCTCGGATTCTGTCTCTAGCACCTATGCCATAGATTCGTTCTGCTCTCTCAAGTCTGGCACGAATGAGGTCACGATTCTTTCCCCACTCCCAGTTGCGATAAAGCTCTCTGGCCTCTGCTTGCTCTAGGATCACTCTGTCTCCAGCATTAGAGATGTTTTTTCTACTGTATGCCATAGGTATATACCCTAGTCCAAGTCACCAGTAAGCTCTAGGGCTTGGTTTATCAGGTGTATCGGAAATGGTACGCCCTCTTTTACTTTGTCTAACAGTCTCATGGCTTCAAAGTGACTCATTTGGCTCTACTGCTTCTCTTCTAATTTGATCTGCAAGAATTAGCATTTGATTAAATTGATCTACTGTCAAACAAACACAGTCGCTATTTAGTTCAGGGTCTGTTTGCGAGATGTAAATCCATCCTTCTCCATCTCCATAAATTTGTGTTTGAATTGCTCTTTGTAAAACGATTGGCATTTTTATTTCCTTAATTCAGATAGTCTTGCTCGGATGTGTTCAGGCATGGGGACGGCTTTTTTGTTGTCAGCATCAATTTTGGCAAGGGCAGGATCAATTTGCACTTCAATTTTGATCCCGAATGATTCAGGAATCTCAGCCCCATCCCATCGTTGTTGGTTTAGATAGACCAAAGGTGCAGGAATAAAAGCACCATCGTCTTTTCTCCAAGCATCTGTGGTTTTCATCCACTCTATGTGTTTGATGACCTGATCTGCACAGGTATCACAGTAAAACTTCTTCCATTTCACTCTACAGGCAGACTTACCGCCTTTTCTGAATGATTTAGGCCAAGTCTCCCAGAATCTCTCAAAGTTATCCATGTTGTTTTCTTTAGACATAGGTTCTCCAAGGGTGGATAGAGGGGTTTCTATCCGACCTTCTCCAAGCATTATGGTATTCATTATTGACTCCTATTAACTTAAATACAAAACGCCCCAAGTGCGCATGACGAGTTAATTCGCTTATACATTTGGCCTTGTTCCACCGTTGTACCAAATGCTTTACCAGTCGCTTAACCAACGCTGGTCGGCAAACAGGGGGTGTTTCCTGATGTCGGTGTTTTCTTCCAAGCCATCCATGCAGATGCACTACTTTCGTGTGGAGTACGGAAGCTGTGGAAAACATAAAAAAAAGCCGTTTACTACTGCATTCTGGTGGTAACTCTAGCCAATATATTCCTACGAATATTGGTTAAAGCAGAACGCATGAGTAAACGGCTTCAGTTTATTGCTTACCACGGCAACAACTTTATTGTACACAACTTTTTAGTGTGTCAAGAGGTTTTTTTCAAATAAATTGATTATTTGTGATTTCATTTGTTGGTTTTCTGCCAAACAAACGAATAGCTTGGTTGTTCATAGAAGCGTATTCAGCCTTAGTAAAGATGCCTTTTGCGTTTCTGATGTCAAACGGGTTTAGCAGATCACGAGGTTCTTCTACCTTTTCAGCCTCAATCATATGCGGCTCTAAGGTGTACTGAGAAACCCATGACCGACCCATCTTAATTTTTCCAATTGTTAATTTCTTTTTGTAGCTCATTTTTGTGCAACAAGCTGCAATAGATAGTCTTGGAATGCCTGTTAAATCCTCTAGTTGATAGGATGTAAGTGGGCCGTTTTGTAATGCTCGGATGACTGATTCTTGGGTCATTTGTAAAGGTTCTCTAGGTTGATTGTTCGGTTTAGATGGAGTTCTAGCGTTCTGGCAAGCAAAGCTGTTACAGCCGCATCAAAGTCCTCTGGTTCGGTTGTGTAAGCAT